CAGCACCTTGTTGGCCTGTGCCTTTGTTATTTTCATGCTTGCTCCTTGGTGGTAGTTGCGAATTGGAAGCGGGGGTTGAGTAGGCGTACCGGCTCGTCGACCTTCCAGTAGAAGGTGTGGAAGCCCGTCCGTGTGTATACCTTGACGGCGAACCAGCCGTGGCTGGATGGGTAGCAGTCGAATATTTCGTTGCCGCCTGAAAGGAAGTCGCCGCCTTTGAGGTCTTGCACGGGGCGTTCTATGTATTTGGGTTGTTCCATGTATCCACCATAGCACACCCTGTAGCCGATGATGCAACACGGCGGGGGTTTATTAATACGCCCGACACAAACCCCGGACACCCGGCCCGACCCGGACCCCGGACCTCGGACCGAACCCCCACCCTCTCGGTCCGAAGAGACACACCCCGGACCAAATAGCAAACCCAAACCCGCCTTACCCGCCCGTGGCCAACCCCCACTTCACCCAACAACGGCGCGGATTTCCAAAACCAACCACCACCAAAACACCCCAAAACACCACCCAACCAAATAACAAACCCCTACTCCAACTCCACCGCAGCCGCCTCAATCGCACGCCGCCGCCCCTCCAACTTCAAAGCCAAACCCTCAATCGCAGTCAAATCCACCCCCAAAGAAACCCGCATATCAACAGGACCACCATCCGCACCAGTCAACTCAATCTTCGACGCATCCCTACGCCCCCAACGCTCAGGGTTCTTACGCTCCCGAATCCAAGCAGCCGCCTGCCACTGCCCATCCTGCGCGCTACGGCGGATCAGAGCGATGTCCGCTACCTCTGCGTCGGCTTCGGCTTTTTCTACTGCGCACAAAAATTCCATGTATTCGGGTGGGGCTTCAGGATTTTCGGCTTGTTTCAGCCAGTTTCGTAGTGTTTGGTTGCTGATGCCTGCGTATTTGCACGCGACTTCCCTGTAGTTCCCTCCTCGTAGTGCGGTGATTATTTTGTCGCAGCGTTCTGGGTTGAACTTTGTGGGCCTGCCGGGGTGGTCGTAACTCGCTACAGGGGTCGTTGACATGACGGGCATACTCCTTCGCCGGGTTTGCTGTTGTCTTCTTCTGGGGGTTGGAACCCTGCGGGCTGGTCTGTTGATTCGAGGAGCGCGTCGATGTCGTCTGTGCTGAAAGAGGTGGCGGCGAGGAGGGTCGCGTCGGCGGTGCGGACTTCTGCGAGCATCGCGAGGAGTTCTTTGTTGTCCCAACGGGAGAGATCGGAGGTGTGGTTGTCGGCTAGAGCGAACGCGAGCGCTTCGGCGTGGGTTGCTTCGACTTTGACGGCGGCTATTTCTGTCCAGCCGAGTTGGACGGCGGCGGCGTGGGTGTGGTTCCCCGCGATGATCTCCCCGTCTTGGTTTACGACTAGCGGTTTGAGTTGACCAAACTGGGTGAGGCTCGCTTTGATCGCGTTGACGTTGCCGCGCCGCGGGTTTCTTTCCAACGGGCTGAGGCTATCGATGGGGACGAGTAGCGGTTGCAGATCTTCGGTGATCATCGGTGCGGCTTCTTTCCGGTTTTCAACCGTTTATGTCCCCTGATTCTACCATACTTGGCATAATTATTTGGGGTAACGTGGAGTCTTCTTTGGAGGTATTTGTGTCTGGTGTTGTCCCGCAGTTGAAATCGTTATCTGTGCCGCTAACGGATCTGAAAACGTTAGAAGGCAATCCTCGTTTGGGGGATGTTGAAGCGGTGATGCGTTCGCTTGAGAAGTTTGGGCAGCGTAAACCGATAGTCGCGCGTGAAAGTACTGGCGAGGTCATCGCTGGTAACCACACGTTTATGGCAGCGGGGCGGCTCGGCTGGGACGAGATAGCTGTTGTCTGGGTTGACGACGATGACGCTACGGCTAAGGCGTTCGCTCTGGCTGATAACAGGACTTCAGAACTTGGCAGCTACGACAACGAGTTGCTTGCTGCGATGATCGCTGAGGTTATGGCTGACGACGAGGAGTTGCTTGCCGCCGCGTCCTACTCTGAAGCGGACCTTGCGGCTTTGCTGGAAGAAACGCTGGGCGATACCGCTGACGAGTTCAAACCGTTTGACGGGACGTATGACGGCTTCTCTGGCGACGGCGAGAAAACGATGCCGATGAACGACGGGGAGTCAACGGCGGGGACTTGGGTCCAGCTACGCATCTCAGATGTCAAAGTTCATATCCTCGCTACCGTCTGGGTTGACTACTACGACAAACTTTTACGCGAAGCGGGCGGCGACGGGGCGAAGGCTAAACACATATTGGCAACTCGGATGGGTTTTGAGGAGGGTGACTACGATGCAAGAAAGAACGCAAATTGAAATCGTCGCAGTTGAAGATTTGCAACCCGATCCTATCAACCCTCGTGAACGTATAACGGAACGTGCTGCCGCTCTGGATATGTCGCTGTCGAAGTTTGGGCACGTCCTGCCTATCGTCGCTGACGTAGAAGGCACAATTGTTTCAGGCCACCAGCGGCACACCTCGCTGCTGAACCTTGGGGCCACTATTTGCCCCGTGATCCGCGTGCCGTTACCGATGGACGAAATTCATCGCGGCGCGAGACTGATGTTGTTCAACTTGGCCTCTGCGGATATAGGCGACCGTGTACACCACGACCCGTCTGCGGACGAGGAGAAGTTTGCGGAGGTTATGGGACGGCTCGCGATGCGCGGCGAGATCGATTTAGACGACCCGAGCAACTGGCCGTGCATGAATACTGAGAACCGTTCCCTCAAAGATTTGCTAGAAGCGAACCCGCAGATCAAATTAGGTGCGGACTCCAAAGCCGACGGCACTATCACCCTCGCCCGCTACCCCTACAAGGTCAAACTCCCGATACTCGTAAACAAAGAAGGCAAAGTCGTATTTGGAAACCAGCGGTTTGCCGCCGCTGTTATGACTAACGCTGAGTCGTGGCCGGTTGTAACGGTCAAAGACGACCCGCTACTAGCGGACACGTTGAACGTCATCGCGATGGGTTACGCCGCGGCTCCTATGAAAGACGTTATGCGCGCCTCGGTGTGGCTTGGCCCGTCTTGGCGACGCAAAATACTGGGTCGTGGTTTCATTTTCTACACCGACCCAGTGAGCAAAACGTTTGAGTTCAACTTTGCGAAACGTAAAGACGAATGGATCGCACGCCACGGGACGTACATAGCTGATATTGGTGCTGGCGGGTTTGGCGAAGCGTCAATTCTTAACGGTGCTGGTATCCGTTCCGTCGCGTTTGAACCGTTTGCTTTACCGATGGGCGGCGATAGACCAGACCTAGAATTCACCCGCAAAATGGCGAGGGTATTCCTTGACGAGATCGCTCTTGGCAAACCGTTCGATTCTGTATTCGCTTCAGCGGTCCTGAATCAGGTGCCGTTCGAAGAGGACCGCTTCAGAGTTATCAGCCTCCTCCACGCTTTATGCGGGCCAAAGACAAAAGCGTTCTTCTCTTGCCTCGGCACTCAAGGAGCGGGCTGCAAAGCTTTCATGTCAGGTATGCCTACGCCTACCAAGGGCCTGTCAGATGTGCGGGTTGGCGGCTTCGAACCGTACACGCAGATCACTTCGTTAGGGCAGGGGCGAGTCATGGTTCAAAAGTGGCACTCCAAAGAAGAACTGCTACACCTCGGCCACCAACTATTCAACGAGGTTCACATAGGCGAGTCCGCGACCTCGTATTTTGTGAGCGCGTCGAAACCTAAACCGATGAAGGCGGGGAACGTCCGCAAAGCGGTTGAGCATGAATTCGATTTGCCGTGGCCTGACGGACAACGCTTCGGTTTAGTCGACGAGGCTAAGGCTGCTTTCTCAAAACGGTTAGGCATGAAACTCTAACCGGTCCATGCAGCGCAGTATCGTGTGCGACATGAGTCAAATATTTTCTGGTGAATGGCCACGAACGCAGCGTCCACCGTTTTACGATAAGCACCCCGCTCCTGCCGGTGTACCAGTCCTGTCTGTATCGGGGCTGATACGAGGAATCACTCTTAGCGGCGGCGCGGCTTGCCCGTCTAAATCTTGCGACGGCCACGTTATTGCTATCGACTGGGAAACGGGTCAACTGACTTTCCCATGTAGTAAAGGGTGGGAGCAGCGTGATGGCCACATCCGGCTAGTCGCTGGCGGCGAAATCACTGGACGGGTCATCAACCGAGTTGACCCGATTCCAAAATCGGAGTGGCCGACCAGAATTCTTACCGAGCAGATTCAGTGGCCCCAACTGGACGAATAATCGGTTTGCGGATCGTTCGAAGCTGTTACGATGGCGGCAACGAAAGGCTCCCATGATTTCAGAAGACCTGCTTAATCTCGCGACCCCGGTGAAGAACCTCAAACTGCTAGAAGGCAACCCTCGAAAAGGTGACGTCGCGGCTGTTGCGAAGAGCCTTGACACGTTTGGGCAACGTAAACCAATAGTCGCGTTGCGGGACGGGACGGTTATAGCAGGGAACCACACGCTGCAAGCTGCCGTTTCGCTCGGTTGGGACGAGATCGCTGTCGTGTACACGGACGACGATCCCGTTACCGCTAAGGCTTACGCTCTAGCGGATAACCGGACGGCTGAACTTGGCGGCTACGACGATGAAGCGTTGGCCGCTTTGATGTCTGAAGTCGCTGAAGCCGATCTGGAATTGTTTGCCGCTACAGCTTGGACGATTGACGATCTCGAATCGTTACTTGCCGACGCTGAAGAAGCTCTACCGTTGCCAGAAGACATCGATGACGTTCCCGAGCCGCCGCCAGCCGTTTCTAAAGTTGGCGACATGTGGATACTTGGAGACCACCGTGTTATCTGCGGCGACTCTACCGACGCTGCAACCGTTTCCAAACTTATGGATTCAGATATTGCCGACATGGTTTGGACCGATCCACCTTACGGTGTGTCTTACGCTGGCGTGTCTGGTACTCCACGAATCGAAATCGAAAACGACAACTTGGGATCGGACGACCTGTACAACTTCCTGAAGGCAGCGTTCGGCAACGCCGCCGCACATTGCAAACAGGGTGGTGCGTGGTTTGTTGCCGCCCCAGCAGGTCCAGCGATGTTTGCTTTCTCCCGGATTCTTTTTGAGATGGAGATATGGCGGCAGTCAATTGTCTGGTTGAAAGATTCAATCGTTATGGGCCACTCCGATTACCACTACAAGCACGAACAGATCTTCTATGGGTGGTTACCGGGCGCGGCTCATCAAGACCCGCCAGATAGAAAACAGGACAGCGTGTGGGAGATCGCCCGTCCTAAACGGTCGGCTGACCATCCAACGATGAAACCAGTGGCCTTGATAGAAAAGTCGTTACTGAACCACACGAAACGTGGTGCAATCGTTCTGGATACTTTCGGTGGGAGCGGTTCAACTATGGCGGCGTGCGAAGCGACGAAACGTAAAGCCCGTCTCGTTGAGTTTGAACCCCACTACGTTGACGTCATTTGTAAACGCTACCAACTGCTGTCGAAGCAGATGCCTGTAAACGCCGAGACGGGCGAAGCGTACAACTTCGACGTTTGAGTCGGGGCCACTGAAGCGTCTACGCCGCATCGTATTGTGGCCGCATGTCAGACCACTACGATCCGAGAACAGCCCGTCCCGCTAGGCACGTCGATCCACGCGCACGAAATATACGGACTAGGGATAACGGCGAAGCGATGCTCCCCGAGCTTCCATCGCTAGGCGAGGTAGAGCGGCGCATCATGCGGGTTGACGACGAGCTATCCGATCTGGTTGAGCAGCACTACTCCGCTGCGGAGCAGGCTGCTGAAGCGGAGGCGGATTGGAAACGCCATCGGGACCGTGTGCTTGTAGCGATTGCTGACCGTGGCGATAAAGAGGCTGCGGATATTCGTGAGGCTCGGGCGAAGCGCGCTCGGGTCGATCCTTCTGATCCTGAATCCGCTATAGGCGATGACCTCTATCGGCTGTACAAAATATTTGAGGCTCGGGAGAAGTCGATTGATCGGCATATTCGTGCGGTGCAGACACGAGCGACGGCTTTGATGTCTGTTGCTAAAGGCATCCGTGGGGTTACTTGATAGACGATGCCGTCTATTGCTTGCTCTACTCTGTTCTTCAAGAACGCCCCGCTCCTCATAACTGAGCGGGACTAGTCCTCGGCACCACCTCTCCTTTCCATCTCCACCTCGTGGTGCCGGGGCATCCTTCTTTTCAAGTCCACCCCATGTGGCAACCTGTACAAACTCAACGAGGGAGCAAACAATGAATATGAAAACGGTTCTAATCGCTGGCGTACTGATCGCCGCTACAGGATGCGGTTCTACAATCGCGAGCGAGGAACCCTACGCTCCTGCGCCGCAAAGCATGAAGGAATACTTCAACGCTGAACCAGAGTTCATGGATGACCTAAGCGGAGTCCAAGCAGACATGAGCGGGGTTAGCGCCGCTACAAAGACCGGCAACGTGGGAGTCGTTGACATAGCTTGCGAAAACCTGAGCGAGTCCGCATCTGAAGCGCTCGCCAAGTACAGTGACGCACCGGTGCAGCCGATGCTTGACGCATTCCAAAACCTTGTTGACTCAGCAGCAGCGTGCATGGCAGGCGACTACGATAGCGCCACCACCTACGTCAACCAAGCAAGTGACAACTTCACAGCGGCCACCGCTCAGATCAACGCCGCCGGTTAGACAGGTTGCAACCAGCCCGCTTGTATCATGCCGGGAACGTGCGAACCACGCACCCAAGTAAGTTCCCCCGCCCGAGCGCCTAGCACCGCGACAGTGGCCCTAACGTGTTGTGTGTCGCCAACGTCATCACCGAGGATCGACGGGTTCGCTTCAGTAGCGGCTTTGCCTTGGTTGCATGAACAGGCCATCAGTCAGACAGGTTCCAAGAAGTCATCACCGACGAGGGGGCTTCAATCGTCATCGTGTCAGGCTGGGCAGGCGTGGCGGCGGTTTCGTCTGAACCCTCAACCTGTACTTGAAGGTTAGGGTTAGGAGTCTCAACCTGTGGTTCAGGCTTTTTGCGTGCAGCACGTTTCTTAGGAGCAGGCGCAGCTTCAACCGGAGCAGCTTCCACAGGTGCCTTCACAGGCGCTTCAGTGGCCCATACAGGCGTTGTTTCGCCCGCCGGGGTAACGGCTACCAGCATCCCCGACTTCACCCGCTGGGCGACCACAGGGTCCGCAGGGTCAAGGTCTTGAACTGTGCCGAACGGATGCTTGGGAAGACTGAACAGCGCTTTATAGAGAGTCATGTTGCGTCCTAGAGGATGATGTTGACGAGGTTGCCGTTGATTGTTTGCACACCCGGTGTGAGCGTAGCCACATATGCTACCGCCTCGGGTTGCACAAAGACGAGTTGCGCGCAGATCGTGTCGCAGTCAGCTTGCGACCAGCCGACACCAAGAATCCACTCTCGGGTTGACCACTCAGGATATGCGAAGCGTTCCAAATAGAATCCGACAGCGAGGTCTACGGGTTTGATCGGGGCGAGAATGTCAGGGTCTAAGCCGAGTGATTCTATTGCCGCGCGTTGTGCAAGATATTCAGGACTTGGCAGTAACGCAGGGTTTGGATTGTTCACATACTGTTCCAACACTTGCGCCATGTCGGTTGGTTCACTCGGCGGGGAAACAGATGCGTCTGACCAAGTTTTGATTCTAGCCGTGAAGAATGCGACAACATCGGAAATGGTTTCAGGCAACGGTTCCCAATCTTGCGACTCTGCAATTTGAGGTGTGGTGTCAGTCATTGGTTCATCTCCATTCACGCTCATATCAAAGTCATTTGTGTAAAACCAAAGTTTAGGAGCGATGTGTAGCTTGCATACCACGGGGGATCATAAAGAGGGGGCGGTCCGGGGTTTATAATGTATGGTGAAGCCGCGCCTGTCACGGCATTGAGTCGGAAAGTTGCTCTTACAGATTCTCCGGGTTGAAGTATCACATAGTGGCCGACTGTTCCCAATTCTGTGATTGCAGCAACAAGCCCGTGACCACCACCCGACAAGTAGTCTGCTCCCGTGCTTGATGCTGTAATCCAACCGGAACCAAGCCCCGATACACCGCCACCATAAGGATATGAAAACGGATAACCCGGTGAAGCGAGGCTGTTGCTTGCATCATCAGGGTCGTAAGCAAACGGAACATGACTGATTTGGGTGCCATACAACGCGGTCCATGCTCCAACAGGACCGCCAGTCGGATATATGTTGTAGAAAACTTCGCCGACGAGTTCACACCACGCGGATTGCAGAGTTACATAATCTTGAATCCGTGGGTATGTAGCTTGTATCTGAACACGACGGGCAATCGGTGAAGTATTACTCATGGTAACTATGCCTGTGTTTACGTCGATCAGCGTAAAGTTCTGCCGTCTATTGAAAGGTATTGAAAGATAAGCCGCGCTCCACCAAATAGCGTGACGATCACCGTAAGGCCCTGTTTGATATTGCCAGAAAGGTGGTTGCAGAGGAGTTCTTGTTTGTCCCACTGCCGCCATGTTGTGATTCGTGCAGGACTCAGGGCGCGCCCACACCTTGCACTTAGCGGCATCCCAGTAGAGTCCGTTGCCGTTTGGCGAAGCAGCGTCAATGTTCGCCGGGGCAGCAAAGAACGTCCTCGCAGGAACCTGTGTAGACATCCCCGGTTCAACCCAAAACTTGTTCGTCGTGTCATCCCAATGCAAACCGTTATTGAGGTCAACATCACCACACGCAAACGGCCACGCCGCTGTTGGTACACCACACTGAGCCATTCAGAATCCTCTCAAGGAAGCGTCGCAAGATAAGTAACAGAAGCAGCGTTTATCTGAGCCACGTTTGCCGCAACACTCAAAGCCGTAACCCATGTCTTGAACGCAGGCCCACCGGCGATCAAACCAGTTACAGTACAAGTCAAAATGTTCCCTGTCGAAAACGGGACAACAGGTTGCGCAAGTAGCGGATTAGCAATAGTCCCATCGCCGCTCAGTTGAATGCACTGAGTGTCACCAACGCCCGCAACAGGAACGTTTGACCCATCAACAAACAAGCCCGCGATACCGCATTCCAAAATGTTGTCTAAGTCAGGGTCGATCACAGGAGTAATGAAATACGGGTCAGCCTCGGTTCCCAACCCGCCAACCTCAATGCAGGAAGTGTTATCAACTACAAGCGGCACCGCCAACAAACCATCAGGACCACAAGTCAACGTGTTACTAACCACAGGGTCAATGATCGGTGCGAGTACAAACGGTGCGCCCGTCGAACCATTACCAGAAACAGTAATGCAAGCTGAAGGACTAATACTGCAAACACAAGTAGAGGAACAACCGCAACGTGCCATATCAGAATCCTAACTCATTGACTACCAATAATCGGTCCGTACACCCCAGTTGGGACGTACAGGTATTTGAGGTCCGTGCCGACCTGAGCGAGAATCCAACCTCTGTCAGGCGGCAACGCTCCCGGCTGTTCTAGCGCACGAACACGCGCTTCCAATACTTCGATCCGGTGACCAAGATTGCGTTCATCATCACGAAAAGACATCAGGTGCCAACCGTTCCAAGAGGTTGCAAGTCGATAGACACGCTACCATCAAACCCGACTTTCACAGACTTCAACCGGAAGTCCGCTACGACTTGACGGCATGAAGCACTGCTGTCAACTCGCACTCTGATTCCCGGTATCAACTCCGGCAACGTGATCGGCGCTGTTGGTTTCAGGCCACCGCCAGAACCAGAGTCAATGTATAACTGGTCTTGCAGTAGAGCGAGTCGTGTGTTTGCCGCAGCTTGCGCAGACGCAACATCTTCAATTTCTGTTTCGCTGAAGGTTCGCACGAGGAGGCCGTAGAAGTCCGTATAAGCCGTGCCAGCAGTCGCAATACCTGTAACGCCTTTCCCTAGAACGATCACCTGTGTGGCTTGATCGTTGCCTCTAGCGCTGATCGTGGGTGGCTGAACCCAGAACTCGTCCGTCAGAACAACGTATGGATCGGCGGGGACTTGCTCGCCGCCGCAAAGAATGGTGCGCCCGTATGCCGAGTAGTCAATTCCTGTCTTAGCTAGTTCAGATAAAAGATCAGACGCATACTTGTAATCTGTTTGTAAATAGGTTCTTGTGCCGAGGATGCCTGTCGGGGTTGTCGTGATACTGAAGTTCGCAACCGGATCAGTAGACATCGCAGAAGTAACAACAGACTCAAAGATCGTCGCAAGGTCCACGTTCACAAAGTTCAGATCGGCAGGCAACACACGCCTATCCCACCACGCGGTAAGATCAGCAGCAGTAACCTTGACCGTCCCGTACCCAAACTCCACGCCCGTCACTGGGCCGCACCACGCGTCTCGCCCGTCACGGTAAACGATGATCTCGGTATTCCACGGGTACACTTCTTCCCAATTATCGCAGCAGGATTCTCCGAGCAGACCAGAAGTTACGCCGGTCATTTCTAGGGTTGAGGTTGCGTCAACGTCGCGGGTGAAGGAACCGGATACGGGGTTGAGTTCTGCGATGACACTTCCGCCGCCGCGAGTCATTAGTAGGACTTGTAGGTCGTCGCCTACGCCGAGTGTTGCACCGGGCAGACAGGTCGGGGTGAGAACAGATTGAGAAGTTGGGTCCAACGCGCCCGAAATCGAAATTGATTCTACCCCCGGACCATTTTCGCTTCCAAAGAAAACTACGAGACTGTGTACCGGATAAACAGTTGGAATTGTTCCAGAAAAAACGATGGTTTCCCCTGCGGCGATTGGGCTGTCATTTGACCATCCGAACCCCTCGGGGACCGGACCAAGTGAAGTGAAACTTGAAGCCGTGCTAAAGATCGTCACCGCTAGTGACGGGCTGGAAATCTGAGAAGCTTGCGTCCAAGGTGGTACTGCGTCACCGGAAGTTGATATTCCAAATGCAGCAAAACTTGATCCTTCTACAAGCGGCACCTCTAGAGTTGCTGTTGTTTGTAGAAACATGCCGCCCGGTACAACCGAAGCTGTTGTCTCAAAGAATATACCGTCTGTCCATATGGATGATTCCCAATGGTATGGGAAATTGCTACAAGAGAAACAAGGCCCGTAGCACCCGAATGATGGTGAGTACTGTGCCGGTACACCAGACTGCATCACACCGTTTAGTGGAACACCTAAAGATGCAACGGGAGATGGAACTAACCCCGTGAACACATCTTGAGGCTGTGTTCGGATAACCGAGTAGCCGTCAGCGTCGAAGCATTCGTATATGTTTCCGAGCGAGTCCTCTATGTAAACACTGAGGGACTGACAAACATTACATCCACCGCCGCCGTAAGCCGTAATTTGAGCGGGTGTCGCATCGAACTTAGTTACCAAACCGGGGCTGAAATAATAAAGCCATTTGACGATTGGGTTAGTGCTAACAATGTTTACAACTGAAATATCTAAGACTTGCGCCGGGTAAGCCACACAGACTCCGGGGTCGTAACCGATAAGCAGTTCCCCGTAGATAGCCACGGTCAGCCGCCCGATGCGAGGAACTTGCCCGCCGCACCAATCGTCACCCACGCACTATCAGACACGCGTGCATCAACCGAAATAATGAAACACAACGTCGCGCACTGCGGCAGATCAAACCACTGAAACCCTGCGAACCCCGCCGACCCAACAATGCCCTGACCAGAAGTGTAAGTACCGCCCGCAAGTTCCAACGAAACAATCCGGGTACGAGAGTCAATCGTGAGCGTCGAACCCGACGGGAGTTGCGAAACGGTTAGCTCCTGACACGGGACAATACATTTCCAATATTCATCGTCTGCGATAATTCCACAAGGGCAAGGAATAGGCGGATCAAGATCAGCACGAGGATTCTCGTAAGCCGAGATTTTGAGGTTCCGCAGATCGGTAGCGCCCGCAAAAATTTGGATGAAAGAAGTTGCACTATTCCAGTCGGCAACATTTGTGTAAGACGCGCATATCTGTTTCGTTACCCACGGCTCGCACCAACAATCATCGTCAGGAATGAACGGCAACGGCGGCGGGGTACGAACTACACCGCAGTCAGGTTCAAACGAAATCGGTTCAATCTCAGGGCAGTCAATGCAGTCAGTAAAACACTTTTCATAAAGTTCAGCAGGGAACGGTTCCTCAAACACAGGGAACGTCAGATCAGAAAAGATGTACGGCAACTCAGAAGCAATCGTGAACTGAACCTTCAACGTCGTGTACCCGCACTGATCGCAGCAAGTACCGAACTTGTCCACGACCTTAGGACCGTCAACTAGCCCTGTGCGGTGCAGGACACGACCGTAGTCCAACGGGTCAGCCTCAGCGGGTGGGCAGCACTTCAACATGAAGAAGTCACCCAACGCGCAATCAAAGCACCCAGTGGCACCGATCAGCGCCTCGTTGAGCCAGTGCAGCCCGTACTCTGAACCACAACAAGTCTTTGCAAACAGGTAACCCGTGACGGTGAGTGTTCGTGGCCCCAACTTTAGTGGCCCCAAACTCCCACCATAGATAGACGCAGGAGCTAGATCGCGTTGCACAACAGAATCAAAACCGGTTATGTCTTCAACAAACAGACCGTAGAAGTCACCTGACTCAGGCACCTCTGGATCGAACCACGCAGGGCTATCAACGCCGCCTGTCAGATCAAGTTCGTATATTCCCGACGGCCCGGTTACTTCCCATATCCAAGTCCACCCCGTTGCAGAGATGCTCACAGGGGCGATACCGCCGCCGAAATCAAAGCAAACAAAACTCACTGCCGGAAACGATGCACCCACGATAGGTGTGTCCCACCTGAACTCAACATCAACCGCGCCCGCAGGTTGAGACACAACTTGCGACGCTGTTCCAGCAGGAAAGAAGTTCCAGCCCGCAGAACCAGTACCAGTCACAGATGTTGAACCCGGCAGCGGGTTAGTAAAATCGTCAACCGACCACAAGTACATCCCTGAATCTGCTGAAGTCCACAAACCCGTGTCAACGGTGATGCAACTGATTCTGCAACCAACAAGAACCGCTCCCGGCACAGGTGGAACTACCGGCATCGGAACACCCGCACCCATAAAATCTGAAGCAAAAGGCAGAGGAAACGTATCGAACAGCAAATTGAGTGAAGCAGGATTCAAGCTCGAACCGGGCAGCAGCGGGATACCACCAAAAAGTCCTGCGTCGATCAAGTCGTCCGTCTGCTCAACTTCAATCTCAGTCGTAGCGACCCCGTTAGGCTGGTCGCAAAACATCGCGGAAGCCGGAGAACACGGAACCTTGTTCACCGCATAGGGTCCAAGGTTGCCCGCTACGCCTGCTGCGTACCCGCCGAGAACTGTTGCCGCGTCAACCCCGTAAGGATTGCCACGCAAATAGTCAAGGGTCCGCTGGTTGTTCCATAGCTCAGTCTGGTTGCCGTAACAGTAAGCCTGATACATCAGCGCCTCGTAAAGTTGACACGGGTCGAAGCCTGCTCACGAGCCTCAATCTCAGCAATTACTTGAGCCATACTGATCCCGTAGATGTTGTAGGTGTTGCCCTGACCGGGGAACAAACCCTGAACCTCAACACTACCCGCCGCTCCTGCCCCTACAGGGATGGCCCCTGTGTCGCCTTGTGTGGCCGCACGTTGGCCCGCCGCCTGCGACAGTACGCCTAGCAGCCCGGACTGCTCTGCGAGCTGTAACGCCCGCATAGGGCGCGTCAGGGGGATAACTACTTCAGGACCAGCCTCGCCAAGCATCGCCGTCATCCGGCTCCGCACATAAGCGCCGTTAGCTAGACCAGCGTGAACGTGGTCGTGGTGATCCGCAGCGGTAATCGGGTTGCGAACAAACCCGCCGCCCGGACCCGAATAAATTAGCTCTTGGAGAATGCCACGCACCGGCTCGAACGCCCGATAAATTCTCAGCAACTCCGGTGAATCCCGGCTAGGCCGCAACCCTGCAAAGTCAACCGCCCGCCCTGAAGCGTGCAGCGAAGCGCGCGCGCCGCCAGAACCACGAGTTGTAGCACCGGGACGCACCGTCGAAACAGCACGGAACGGGACACCCGTCGCGTTCATGTAATCGATGAGCGCCCGATAGTTGCCGGGGCGACCAGCAACCTGCCGCAACCTCTCAACCGCAGCAGGCAACCCGATAGGAACACCGCCGGGGAACGCAGTGCCAACACCGCCCATAGCATCCGCAGTTGCCTTATTAGCTTCCTCAATTTTCTGACCAACGAATCCAAGGCCACCCATCGCAGCAGAAGAAGTAATAGCACCCAAGTACTTAGGCGCATAGAAAGCTTGCTCAGTCAAGCTCTTAGCCTCAGCGAACGTAACCTTGAGAGCGTCTTTCAACCCTTCCAGAATTGACGAAGGTAACGAAGCAAACGAGTCTCCACTCGGCGGTGGCATCGGTGCAGCGGGCGCACCCATCTGCGGCAAGAACCGTTGGGTCATGGCCTTATCTGCACGAGGGTCACGTTCGCCAAAATCACCTCGCCGGATAGTTTCGAACTCGGCAGGGGTCATTGCTTTCATAACGCTCGCAGGGATAACACCCTCGCCGCGTTGCATCTTCACGAGCATCTCAGAAGACTCAAACGGCCCACCTGTTTCAGGTAACCGGCCACCAATCACACCACCGGAGTGTGCTGTCGGGAAAGACAACGACGGAATGTTTATGTTCGCCGTGGCTGGTATCTGATCCAACGCCCCTGTCAAAGTCGTGGCAAACGGATTCCAAATTCCTGTTGCGAAACTGCGGAACGGTGCAGCAACCGCAGTCGTGATCTGACCAGCTACGCCGCCCATGAACGCAGGCAACGCGCCAAATCCTGCTTCTAAGCCGGTCTTCCAAGTCGTGACGTACACGCTCAGGTCAGCAAAGACGGCTTTGAACGAAGAAGCAAACACGCCCATCCCGCCCGCCATACTCAACCAGATCAACCCACCCGTGTTTGCAAGCAACGCACTGATCGTCATCGGCCACAGCGCGATGTACGCAGTCAAACTTTCAAGCAACATCAATATTTGCGTAGCGAGGAACTGGAACGTGACTTGAACTCCAGCCCACACGGTTTCCCCGAAGGTCTTGAGCGAGTCAATAGCAAACGTTGAGAGTGTCGCAAACCAATCTTTGATCGGTTGCAAAGCAACTATTGCAGAGTCAACAACAGACGACATCGCTGTCGTGACCGTGGCCGCTACCCCGCTTGCATCAGGCGTGGCCGGTGGCGCTGACATCGCGATGCCGGGTGAACCGCTAGAGATCAGATTCATCAAACCAGACTGAACGAGTAGTTCTTTAGCCCGCTCAGGTTTGGTCAACGGGATAACAACCTCAGCGCCGTCTTCACCGATCAAAGCGTTTGTTGCCGTGGTAATGATTCCACCTTGAGCAAGGGGAATATCAGGAACCTCTGGAAGCCCTGAGAATGGTTTAGCGCCGAACACCGAAATGTTACGCAACTTGTTTATCAACTTGTCGTTTATGAAACCACGCAACGCATTGAAAATCTTGGCAGCAAAATTGAACGCACCCGTAGCCGCACCACCAAGAGCGTCAACAAGTTTGCCGGGGATACCTTTGAAGAAATCAACCAAGCCCGTGAGAAGCTCAGGGCCTTTCTCTTTGACCAGATCAAACCCTGCTTTAGCCCAAGTGAACAGTTGCTCACCGATAGCACCAAGACCACCAATCAGCATCCCCGGAATACCAGTCACCCACCCAAGCACGGTAGCGAGAACCTCCGGCCCCTTCTCCACAATAAAGTTGAACGCGATCTTCACCCCATCGAACAGCAAACCGCCGAGTGTCAGCAGCCCGTCAACGAGCATCCTTGGAATCGTCAGAATCCAACCCAGCAACGTCGCGAGGATGCCCGGCCCGTTCTCCACCAACCAGTTGAACGCCGCTGTCAACCAGCCCAACAGCATCCCACCAAGATTGCCAAGCAACCCGAGGAGCATTCCCGGTATACCTGAAATCCAACCCCACAGAGTTGCGAGGATACCGGGACCGTTTTCGACCAACCAGTTGAACGCTGTTGTGAGCCAACCTAAGAGCATCCCGCCAAGGTCACCGAGTAACCCGATGAGCGAACTGCCGATCCCCGAAATCCAACCCCAAAGTGTCGCAAGTATCATCGGTCCGTTTTCAACAATGAAGTTGAACGCAAGTTTCAGACCATCAAACAAAAGTTGTCCAAGCCCGAGAAGCATTCCCGGCAGCATCTTCAACCCATCCCAAATGAACCCGAGAAGCATCGGGATACCCTCAGTGAACAACCACGACCCGACCGATGCGAGAGCAGGCATGAGCGCACCGATCAGCGTCCCCGCCAAATCGCCTATCTTGCCGAACGTCTCACCGAGGTTGCTAAACAGGTTTTTGATGCCTTCTAGCGCGCCTTTGAAATCGCCGGTGAACAACTTCTTCAGCGTGTTGAAAGCGTCGATCAACGGTTGCAGATACAACCCCTTGATGATGTCGAACCACTTCTGGAAGATCGGCCAGATCGCGTCCACGGCAGTCATCAACGCGCCGCCAATGATGTCCGCAATTTTCTTGATAGCAGGCCACAGAGTGTTCTGAAAGAAGTCGCCTATCTTGTCAACGATGTCTCTGAACGGTTTGAAGTTCTTGTAAGCGATAACTACGCCTGCGACGAGAGCAGCAATCGCAACAACGATTAGACCAATCGGGTTAGCGTTTAGCGCAGCGTTCAGTAACCATTGCGCACCCGTCCAAACAGCCGTTGCTACTTTCGCGGCTTTCATCAGCCCGCTATAGATAGTGATTGCCACGTTCTGTGCAGCGAACAACGCGGCAGCAGCACCATTAGCAATGTTCCCTAGAAGTTGTGCGGCAGCATACGCCGCAAGCGCCCCGACGATCAGATAAAGCAGAGGCTCAAACTCCAACAGCTTCGCAACCAAACCAACAATCGGCGGGAGCAACACAATCGCTTGAACAGCCATCTCAGCAAGCTGAGGAATAATAGGAATAATAGCGTTCAACAGATTTATCATTATGTCCACAAGCGGCATCAACGACGGCAACATCTCAATCACCGCTAACGCAACCTGAAGCATCGCATCCGCAAGAATAGGAATGAACGGTGTGATCGCCTCAAACACATCACCAACCGCCGTAATCAACGGTTTGATGCCATCTAACACAGGAGCAAGCCCTGTAGCAAATGCTGTTACAAGTTCGATGATGACGGGCAAAATAGCCATGATCGCTTCTAAGAAGTTCGCACCGATGTTCGTAACGAGTTCAACAATCGTTGGCAACAGAGGAAGCAACGCTGTTAGCAAAGTCCCGAACGCTTCAGCCATTGACTGCAACAACGGAACCAGCACCGGCAAGAAGCCGGTAATCATTTCAGCAAAAGTTGAAACCAGTGTTTGCAGAAACGGGGCCACGACAGTCAGTGCGGTAGCAAGCGCCCCGCCAAGCACCTCAGCAATAGTCAAGAACGGTGGCGCTAACGCAAGAACCACATCTAACAACACGTCACCAAGTTGAGAAACAAGTTGAGCGATCAACGGTCCAAGAACTGCAAGAACAGGACCAAGAACATTGCCAATCACATCGCCTATCACATACAACGCTTGAGCGAGTACCGGCAAAATTGCTTCAGCAAAGTTTCCTAATATGCCGATGATAGGAGTGAAGATAGGTAACAGGTCACCAATGACCGCTCCAATCGTTGTGAACGTTTCAGTTATAACCGGGCCAAGCGTTGCGAACGTTTCAGCGAACGCACCCGCTAACGCTTCTAACCCCGGCGTGATCCCTTCTAGCAAACCTGCGAACGACCCGCCTAGCGTCACAAGAATAGGACCAACAGCCTCCATCAGCGGGGCAAGCGCCCCGCCGAGTGCCGTGCCAACCTCTTGCAATACTGGGCCGAGTGTTTCAGCGAGCTTAGAAAACACATCAGCGAACACCGTTACAATAGGCAGCAGCCCTGCGCCGAACGATTCCTTCAAGTTGTCAACAACGGTTTTCAACCGTTCCATCGGGTTAGCCGCAGCCGCAGCCGCACCACCCATCTGACCTTCGACCTCACCGAGAATAAGTTTCTGCGCGCTTAGTAGATCGCCTGCTTCGACTAGCCCCTTGATCGTTTCCTTCTGCTCCGCAGTGAACTGGATACCAGATTTGCCAAGAGCAGTCATGCCCTTGATCGGGTCGTTGAGCGCCTTGCCGAGCATCACCGATGACCCGGCGAAGTCCTTACCAAGAACGGTTGAAACGTCAAGGACTGCTTTCTGAGTCCTAGCAAAGATGTCGTTGCCTTCGCCCATCTGGTCTTTAATATTCTTGAACGTCAACAGCACATTCGACGAGGACTTGATTGCCTCATCGTCGATACCAGTCTTGTTAGACAACGACACGGCAAGATCGTCAATTTGTTTCGCTGAAAGGTTTGCCGCCCCGCCGGTGGCCGCAATGACAGCTTCAGTGATCCGCCCGATACGAGCAGACTCGTTAGCCGCCTCAACCGATTCCTTGATCGCGCCGCCGAGAACATAGAACCCGGCAGTCGCGATACCAATACCAATAGCCGCCTTACCAAACCCGCCCATCCCCGTCTTACCAGCCTGATCAACTTGCTGCATTGCGCGTTCAGACTCGCGCGCCGATTCCTTAAACTCCCCGGTTATCCTCTCGCCCGCAGCTTTGGCCGCCGCCAACAAACCCTGAAAAGTAGAACTGTCACCAATAGCCCGCAGCGCCGCCTGCCCCTGACGACCCGCTTCCTTAAACGCCCCCGTGACTTTCTCCCCGGCGCTCGAAGCCGCCGCCGCCAAACCCGTGAACGCTGAACCATCGGCCACGCTCCGCAACGCCGTCGAAGCTTGCCGACCCGCTTCCTTGAACGCGCCTGTAACCTTCTCCCCAACAGCAGACGCAGCAGCAGCCAGACCTTGAAACGCACCCGCCTGAGAAACCGTGTCTAGCGCCGCAGATGACTGCCGTGCAGATTCCTTGAACGCAGCCGTGACCTTCTCGCCTGTCCCATACGCCGCCGTCATCAACTTCTGAAAGTTGACTGCCTTATCAACGGTGTCAAACGCAGCAGAAGATTTGCGCGCCGATTCCTGCATCGAAGAAGAAACCTTGTCGCCCGCACTATAAGCAGCGGTCATCAACTTCTGAAAGTCAACGGCCTTATCAACGCTCTCAAACGCCGCCGACGATTTACGAGCGGAGTCCTGCAACGACGAAGAAACCTTCTCCCCCGCCTTGCTCGCATCCGCAGCGACCTCGGTGAACGCTTTACCAGTGGCCGCTAATAGGTTATCGCTGGCTTTCTTTCCCGCCTCGCCAAACGACTTAGCAAGCGGTGCAGCAACATCAGACTTAGCTAACTGCTGGGCCATCTCACGCGTCAAAGCCTGAATCGTTTGAGACATCTCTTTACGGAACAGAGAGAAGTCAGGAACGATCTCAATGACCGCGCGCCCTATGACGTCAGCCATCAACGCACCCCGTGGAACTGTGTATCAGAGTCAGCAAGCGTGTGCTGATCCGCGAAAGCATCATGGTCACTATTCCACCACGCCGGAGCCTCTTTGCCCTGCATACTTGCAGGCAACATCGGATCGTCGATGATCTCGCCGCCGTGTTCACCGAGCCGTCCTGCCAGAGCGAGGTTCACTTTCTTTCTGCCTTCCTCGTCAGCGTCAGCAACAAGATGCGAGTAAGCAAAGTTCAGCATCTGTATTAACGACAGGTCGGTCAGCCGTAAACCTTTGCCGACCAACACGCCGTCAACTTCCAAAGCGTTAGCGGCACACCATGAGGAGAGAAGGGTTACGGCTCGGAAGGGCGCGCAGCGATAACCTCAGTGGCCCGCTCAAGAATTTTGTTCAACTCCTCGAAGTCGATGATCGGGTCAGCGTCTTCAAGGAACTCGTTGAACCTATCGCGGTCATCTGGGATGACTGCGTGTTCCAGAAAGTTAGCAATCGCTGTCATCTGGCGGGCCGGTGGGGTCTTGGGGTCGCCCGCCGCTGATAGCCGCAACATAACGATTGCAGGGATCTCCGGTGCTAAACCAAACACCTCGTCACGGACTTTCAATTCAAGCGTCGTGCCTGCGGCTTCAGCCGCAAGAGATTCCAATACGTCACTCGTGGCAACTACTTCATCAGCCATGTTTGCTCCATGTTTGCTAGTGGTAACACGATGATGTTACCTGATAACAGCGAGCATTGCGTTGAGCAT